GTTTTAATATGTGTCATAGCTCCACTTGGTATTGAAGCAGCAGAGGTTACAGCACTTATGCTATTGTTGTTGTATTTAACTAATGCCATATAATTTTATTACTCCACTATCTATGTTGCCAGACGACATTTTAAATTGAACTCTTGTTAATGCTGTCGTTGTATTAAAATATCCAGCTACATAATTATCTTGTGCTGCACCACTTGAGGTTCTTCCATTATCAATACTTCTTGATATAAAATGTTTAACAAAAGTGCTGGAACTTGGGTTAAATAATTGTAACGTGCCACAAATATTATCATCATTATTATCTCCAGTATCATAATTAAGTTTTACAAAATTTGTAGTTTGTGCTTCATCTCTATTGGTTATGTATGATAATGATGCTGGACTATCAGCTTCTCCATGCCTTGCTGAAAAAAAAGTTGTTGTAACAGTTTGATTGTAATTTGTGTTAGTTCCTGTATCTGTTTGAAAAGTAAGCAAAACATCATCTGTTCCAGCATGAATATTATAAAACTTAAACACATACTCATCATAGGTATCATCAATACCAGATGTAAAAGATATTGTAGATGAACTTGATGCAGTTTGTGTAGATAACAAAGTCATAGCACCACCACTTAAACCACTTGGTTGAGTTGTGATTGCTGATAAGGAGTTGTTGTTAGCAAAGTTAAGAGACATGTATTACTCCTTTGGATTGTCGTCTTTAATTTTTTTAATCCTTGCCTTCCATGCATCTATATCTTTATAGATTTCATCTAATTGATCTCCTATATCTCCATATGCTGCACGTCTTGTATTTCTTACACCATTATTAGTTTCTTCTGTATTACCTGCTGTTTCATATGATGCTATTTGTTCATCACTTGGTTTTGTAATATCATAAGTCCAAGATTTAATGTAAGCACCAGCCCCATCATCTTGCAAAAATACTTTTGTATCATCCCAAGTTTTAGAGTTAGCTTCTAAATATAATTTTATTTTTGTTGATAGCTGTGCCATAATTTATCCTATATTAATTTAAATCCTTGAAATATTGTTATGACAGCATCTGTTTGAGCACCATCATTAGCAGTAATAGTTCCAGTATTACCACTACCAGTATTAATGTTAAAATATACTTCAAGATAATCACTAGCAGATAAGTCCATTATAACACTAATTGGTGCTGTAAGTTGGTCTTCATTACTTGCAAAATTCATTCTATTAGCAAAAACAGCAGATCCATTTTTATATATATAAGTAATTACATAATTTATATCAGAAGATTTATCTCCAAATACATTAGCATTAATAAAATATTTACCACCTTCACCTGATGGAACTGTAAATTTATCTGAAGCAAAAGCACTATCAGTATCAAAAATTTCTGTTTGCCAAGTAACTTTAGTAGCAGTATTATCAGATAATCCTGTTTGATTAGCATTTTTTTTAACTGCAAAAGCTGGAGTATTACTTCCACTTATTAAACTTGCATCAATTCTTTTTAATGTTCCTGCATCTGATATTAAAAACTCATCCGTATCTGCAGGAGCACTAGTTAGTGCAGTTAATCCAGATATTAAATCATTTTTAACCTGAGCAGCACCTACAGAATCATCCGAGGGTGTACCCACGTTTAAAGTATCACCTAATAAAATAATAAAGTCGATGACATCATTCGTTACCAAATTCGATGCAAAGGTAATAGTTGAGCCAGAGATAGTAAAAGAACTACCTGGTTTTTGTAAGACACCATTTAAACTAACCAGCATGTGATTAGCGTTTTCTGGCTCCACATTAGCAGATCCAACTTGCATAGTATATGCTGCCTGTCCGTTTACTACGGATATAGCATCACAAACTTGAAAGTTTCCGACTACTGGTTGTTTTCCTATATACGCCATTATATCTCCTTATAAGTTAAATTATCGTGCATTGCAAGGCACTCCATTAGAATTTACAAAGGGTGATTCTGCGAAAGCCATGTAGATATATGTACCACCAGAAGCATTAGTAGAACTATCACTTGATCTATTTTTAAAACCATTAGATAAAAAATCAATAGCACTTCCTGTGTCTGAATCTTCTGCGTCACTTCCATTGGCATATACTCTATGTGATACTACATTATCAATATCTCTTTTATTATCAAACATTAACCAAGATGCAGAGCTATCTGTTCGCTTCAAAATAACCATAGCTGGTTTAAATCCTAAAAAAGAAAATTGACCATTTGTACTTCCATTTCCTGTGTATTTTCCAAATTTTGAGTAGCCTTTTCGTTCAGAAAAAATATATCCAATATAGTTTACATCATTATCATTACCACCATTTCCTGTACCCATAGTCCAAACAGTAGAAGTTGGATCTGTATCTGCAAAAGCATTAGCATCATCAGTAGCAGCAGAAGTTGCATCTAAAAATAATATGTTAGTAAAAGCAGCTAATTTATGTCCTACAATCCAAGTAATAGTATTATCTAAATTTTTCATTATAACTACTTGAGGTGTTGTACCCAAATGATGTGGTATTGTATGTCCAGAAGTTCCATTACCAACCCACTTTACTATAGAAAATCCAGCAGTTGTATTTACAGAATAAGAATATGCTTTACCCGTACCAGAGCCAGTAGTTGTTCCAGAGCCAGTTGTTCCAGCTTTCCAATTCCAAGCAACATAATTATCTGATGAAGTATTTACTTCCTCTGAATCTGATGTTCCAGCAGCAACTGTAAATCCATCTGAACCTATAACAGAAACATGACCAGAAGTTCCACCTTCCGCTGCATTATTATTTGATCTTAAAACTTTTGCTGCACCAACACCTCTAACACTATCATTTAAATTATGGTAATGACCATCTGTTCTATTTTTAATCCAAATCCAATCTGGTTGCATATTTTCAGAACCATCTAATGTAATAGCTTGTGTAGAATTTCCATCTCCAGTATAGAGTTTAATCTGAAAATAAAGTTCAGGATTATCTATTGTTGTATAAGCCATAATTAATTCCTATCCATATTCTGCTAAATTTTTTACGTTAAGTGCATAATATCCCGATGGTACAGATTGGTTAAAATTGCCATAGCCATTACCATCTGTTTCGCCACCACTTTCACTATAAGATGGAGAACCAAAGTTAAATTCAAATGTACTTACTGGTCCAGATGCACCAGAGTTGTCTCCATGATAAACAAAATAAAATCCATCAGTTGTTGATGTTAATGCTACAAGATCAACAGCACCTGTACCTGTCGAACCACTTTCTGGATTACCACTATTTTGCCAAGTTCCATTTTTTCCAAAATAAACATGAAGATTATCTATGTCTAAAGCTATTTGTATAATATCTCCAGTTGCATAAAGTGAACCTGTGTATTGATCACTTTCATTTTTTATAACTTTTCCATTGTAACTTTGATAACTAACTGTTGAACTTGAACCATAGTATGATTTGTTGTATGCAATGGTAGATAATTCTCCTGTTACACCAATAACATTTCTATCACTAGAACCAGAACCTACTGTTGCTTTTGCTTCAAAATACCATTTACCAGATGCTACACCAATACTACTACCACCACCAAAATTTTCTCCAGATGTTCCAGCAGTTACAGATTTTAAATTACCTTCTGAAAAAGTAGCACTAGATAAAGCTGCTTGAATTGGATTTAATGTTGCAAAATTATTTGTGCAGGTATCAGTAGATTGATCTACTGCTGTAAGATTACTTACTGTCCAATCAGTGCCACCATTTGCATCATTACCTAAATTACTACTATCTTCAAAGTCTAAATAGAATCCATTGTTGCCAAAAGTTAGACCAGATACATCTATGGGTTTCCATATTGTTGGGCTATCAGAATCAAATTCTCCAAATTGATCTGCTGCTAATGCTTGACCATCAACAAATACAAATTCTGCTAAATAACCACTAAAATCTCTAGTGCTAGAATCATTACCAATATAATTTGCTATGGCACTATTCCATTTATTTGCTTGATTTTGAGTATATTCATTAGTAGTTGCAAAAGAAGTTTCCTCAACACCATTTACATAAAATTTAGTTTCTGGAGAAGAAAGTGTAGCATCACTTGAAATTACAATATGATACCAAGCAGATACATCTCTAAACTTTCTATTTGTTTTTTTCTGCATAACATAACTATCACTTTGTAAATCTAAAATTTCAAGTTGATCGTCAGTTCTAAATAGCAACATTCCTCTATTTTGAGTATTAGTGAAAGATGTCATTATTGCATCTTCAACACCTAATTCAGTTCTTTTAAGCCAAAAAGAAATTGTCCATTTATAATTATTAGTTGGAGTGCCTAAAGTTCTATTTAAACCATCATCACTAGCACCATTAAATCTACATGAGTTAGCAACTTCATAAGCTGTTGTAACTTTAGCTCCTGGATACAAAAAACTATTTATTGGCATTAATCCTCCAATCTTGGAAGTTCGCCTAATGGTCTAGTAACTGAACCATCCTCTTGTTTTTTGTATGTATATAAAGTTTCAAGTGCTGGTGTATCTGCAGCATTTGTAATAGCTGTTTCCATACTAGCTGCTTTAGTTCTTACTGCTGCTCTATGAGTTGTAATAGCTGATGGCACTGCTGTGCCTGCATCTGCTTTTCTAACTATATACCAATCTGTATCTTGTAATATTCCTGCAGCTTGTGCTTTTATATTTTTAATTAAAATTGTTTTTAATCCTTCTACTTTTACATCACCTTCAGTGCCTAAACCATCTGTTTCATCCTGTGCTGTAAATAAACTATCTGCATGTGCTTTAGCTGTAGCAGTTCCCCAGGATCTAGTTACTTTACCACTACCAAATGCATATGATTCATTAGTATTAATATACCATTTTTCATCTTTAAAATTTGTACTATCTGTTTCAACTTCGTATATACCAATAGCTTCTTTCTCTGCTTTAGTCCACTTACTAAATATATCAGCTGAATATTGATTACCATTTAATTCAAACCCTTTAGGGTTAGTAAATATTTTTGTAATTGATCCTGATTCTACTAATGCGTACATATTATGATAATGTTAATGCTTGATTTCTTCCTACTTCTAACCATTTAGATCCATTGTACCTAAATACAAATACATCACCTAGATTAGCTGTTGTTGTTAATGTTGGGGCAGTATCTGAGGCAAATTCAAATACCGCATTCCATGTTAAAGTTCTTGAACCTGTTCCATCTTGAATAACAAGTATAGATATAAACTGACCGGTGGTATTATTAGTAGGAGCAGCCAATGTTCTATTACCAGCTAAAGTTACTTTACATACATCTTGTGTTGAAGCATCCCAAGTTATAGTAGCTTGATCTGTTAATGTAGATTCACTATAATTTAATTTAGCAGACGTAACTAAATCATCAGCTATATCTGAAGCTGTTAATGCTTTTGTATTTGGTTCTTGTCCAATATAAGACATCTTACGTTATCTCCATTACTGACAATGTGCCGGATAGTTTATCAGCCACAGAACAATCAATTCTTATGACATCTCCAGCTTCTAATACAACTTTACCACCTGATAACAATTCAAGCGAACTTCCACTAGGAATGTTTACGTCTTTTACAAGAAACGAAGTTCCATTTGCAGCGTTATTCGCACCAGCACGATTTGATGTTGTACTAACAAGTTCTACCTCTGCAGTTACTGCAGATGAATGTATGTTAGCCAATATCAATCCAAGCACAACTGTAGTTGTACTTGATGCCACCGTGTACATTGTAAAAGGTGTACCTGCTGAGTTTGGCTCTGCAGCAAAATTAATTACTTTAAAAGTATTTGCCATTTATATCCTCCTAATTTCTTATATACTAGCCAAGGGCAATTGCAAGAGCTGTTGGATCATCCGTACTAAATCCTGCACTTGACAAGTATGTTTTAACATCTGTTAACGCTACTTGTTTCATGGTGCCAGCGTCATTTGTTACAAGTCTATCAGCATCTGCTAAAGTCGTAGAAGTTGCTGATGTATCACCATCCATAATATTTAATTCTGTTGCTGTTGCATCTACAGCTGCTAATTTTGTTAAATCTGCTTGAACTAATCCAGAAACACCATCTAATAAATTAAGTTCTGCTGCTGTTGACGTAATGGCTGTACCATTTATAGCTAATTTACCTGTTACAACATTGAAAGTAGCGTTGTCTTCTATTCTAGCTACTTCTGTTCCATCTGCTTGTTGAAATATTAAATCTTTAGCATCAACAACTGGTCTGATAATTACATCACTAGATGAGTTAGATATTCTTAATATTTCTGTGCCACCATCTAAGAAATTAAAATCACCACCATCAGCATCTAATTTAATATCTCCTGGTGCATCTAAAGTTACATCTGTTGCTCCATTTAATACAAAATCAAGAACAGTTGTACCACCATCTTTTAATGTAATATTAGCACCATCTGCATCAAGAATAATATCTGTTGTTGCATCAAGTGTAATAGTAGAGCCTGAATCTATTTCTGCAATTACAGGTGTAGTTAAAGTTTTATTTGTTAATGTTTGTGTTGCAACAAGAGATACTAAAGTTGAACTAGAACCATCTGGCAATAACATTTCATTTGTAACACCGGCTGAGTGAGGTTGTGCTTTTATAATTTGTCCATGAGAATTAGACTCACAATTAAGTTGTATGGCACCTGAATTTGTATTACCTCTAACAGTTACATGTCCAGTGCCATTTGGTGCTAATTCTAAATCTGCATTTGATGTGGTTACAATATCTGCACCATTCATATCAAGATTACCACCTAATTGAGGTGTAGTGTCTTCTACTACATTTGATATTGCACCTGATGTAGCTAGTCCTGCTACTACTGCTGATCTTGCAACTTTTTTAAGACCACCACCTGAAGTATCAACTGCTAAAAATACATCATCATTAGCTATTGTAGAAATTTCGGATAAATCACCTACTGCTAAAGAATTAAAGTTTGTACCATCTGCAACTAAAATATTACCAGACGTATTTGTACCCATGGTAATATCATCACCAGATACTGTAAGATCACCAGTAACCGTTAAGTTACCTGAACTATCTAATTTTAATCCGTTACCTGAACCAACAGTGCCACCAGATTTAATTACTAAATTATCTGAATCTGAATCGTCCACTGCAATGTGAAATTTATCTGCACCTTGTGTATCTAAAATAATTGTAGGATCACCTGATGCTACATCTATTTCTAAAGTGCCTGCAAGAGTAGCACTATCTGCAGCTAAAGCATCTGCATTTATAGTGCCATCAAAAAATGCATCTTTAAATTCTAAACTTGATGTACCTAAATCTACATCATTATCTGTTACAGGTGCTAAAGCACCATCTACTAATTTAATTTGATCTGCACCAGAAGCTCTAAATAAAATATTATTATCTGTTGCAAAATCTATATCATTATCTGCATCTCTTCCAACAACTAAGCTTGTATTTGTGATGGCTCCATCTTTAACTAAAGTACCATCAATCGTTACACCAGATCCAGATGTTGTTTCTGCAATTGTGTTTGTTGCGATTGTACTTCCAGATAAAGCTGTAAATGTATTTGCTGTAAATTGAAAATCATCTGCTCCAGCGATTGCAATATCTATTTGATCGTCTGTGTCTGCAGTAATATTTGTATCTTGATCAGCATCTAAAATTAATGTTTCACCATTTAAATCATAAGTTCCAACATTGCCTGTTGCGGTGTCTACAATGTTTGTTCCATCAGAAAATACTAATTTTGTCCCTTTATCAGATGCACCAAAAGTTACACCAGTTCCAGATGCTGTTTTAAATTGTACAGTGTAAGCACCTGAAGTTCCATTTACTACAATGTAAACTTTTTCAATTGAATCTGGAACAGTTACAATAGAATTTCCTGTTATTGTTCCTGTTAATTTTATAACAGCATGCCTTGCAACTGATGTAGATTCTGTTGCATCGCCATCTGTAATTGTTAATGCTGTAGTTCCACCACTAGTAATTGCTTTTTCTACATAACCAGCAATTGATTTTTCTACTATTTGTAAGTTGGTATTAGTTTTTGTTCCCCATGTACCGGCATTCTCGCCGGTTGCCATTAGTTCTATACCAAGATCTGAAAATGATGATGCCATAATTTAATCCTTAAGGTGTTCTAGAAGGCACTGGGATTCTTACTGTTCCATCTGTGTAATCATCTCTTCGTCTTCTACCTATTTGTTCTCCTCCAAATTTTTGTACTTCTTGTTGGTATTTTTGTTCATATAATTGCAGCATATCAGCTGGGCCTTTTAAGAAACCATAAGTTTCTGCTAAGCAACAATATAGCAGACCATTTGGAAAATTCATACTAATATAATTAGTGTCATTATTTTCAAATATACCAGGCACTGCATTGTAATGTATTTTGTACGCAAATGTTGCGCTTGGTGTTGGTGATACAATTATGGAACCAGAGTTTGATGAACTTTCTCCAGTCGCTCCTGTATCTAACATTGCATAATATTTTGGTGTTCCAGTAGATGTAGTTGCTGAAATATATTCTTCTAAAAATGTTAAATCTTTTTTTTCTAAATAAGTGTTAGCACCAGTATACGTAGATCCAGTTGCAGTATAAACTTGCACTGCTCTAACAAAAACAGCTCCTGCTGGCACAGTTACAGTGCCAGTTCCAGATGTAAAATTACCTGTAGATGTTTTTCTATCTGCATCAATAGGCACATCTCTAAAAATTCTGTATTGTGCATTTAATATTATATTTTCTAATACACTATCTGATAAAACAGTGCTTGTTACTTCTGTGTAACTTCTTATTTGTGTTTTTAATCCTGATGCACTTATTCCTGCCATATTAAGCTGTCAATGTTGCTGGACCAGCCGAACAACTATTGCCTCCTCCTGATATACCACCTGTTGTAGCAGTGTTTGTATCGACAGTAAAGTGATAGAAATCTGCTGTGTTTGTAATGTTTCCGCTTGAATCTCTTTTACCAACTGTAATAGAATATCCTGCTGCTTTTGCTAAATTAGCTCCTGTAATACCATCAAAACCAACAGGGTTTTGAAAAGCATCTGGATCAGATGTTGTATATACAGGTCCTCTAAATCTTACGGTATCACTTGTTGATCGACCATGAGATTTTTCAAATACATTTATAATACCTGATGATGCTGCAATAGTTTCAAAAGGATCTGGTCCCAAGGGTCTTGCGACTTCACTTTCCTCTCTATCTGGCCTTGCATTAAATAACCCTTGTGCATCTCCTGATCTAGATCTTAATTCTAATTGTGGATGCTTAGCTTCAAATTCTGATTTATGAACTAAATGACCATTCCATTCTCTAACCATTTCATTATATGGAAATTCTAATCCTGATCTATCAGATATTGCTTTTGCGTATTTTCCTCTTGCTTGTGCCATTAAGTTCCTGGGTAATAAGTTTTAGGAGTTATATATGTGCTTGAAGAAGAACCATCTTCAGCTAATGCTCTTGCTAATTCATCTTCATAATATAGCTTCATTGTTTGTGTCATTTGTGGATTAAATTTTTGTGCTAAATAAAAAGCTAATCCTGATACCATACAAGGTACAAATCTATAAGGTACATCTGTTGCATCTGTATAAGTAGAATCTGCATCTTGTATTCTTTTAACATAATAAATATGCATGTCTTTAGATGCAGCTGATGAGTCAGGTGTTGGATAAACTGTTACTGTTGTTTTATCTACAAATCTTTGAACAAAGTATTGAGAGGGAGTTCCTTTAGATAATTTTGCAGATAAACTAGAATAAGTTGATCTATCAATTTTTGTCATTGCTGAATCTGATTGTGAAGTAGAAGTTCTGTTTTGTCTAAAAGTTGCTTCAAGAACATCTGCAACTCCATATACATTACTTGTTGCATTTGTGCTAGAACTTGTTCCATCTCCACTTTCTCTATAAAAAGTATATTCAGCTTGGCCTTCAATTAAATCAATATTAGTTTCAGCTACTTCCCAATAGTGTAAACCTCTATTGCCCCATTCTTGAAAAAGAATGTTAAGTGATCTTCTCGCTGATTTTAATTGATATCCAGATGTTACTTGTGAACCTATACGCTCATATGCTTCTGCTATTAAATCATCAACAGCAAAAGTTTTGTCGAAAGTAACTGTGCCGGAAGTTGTATTGGCCATTAGTTACCCTCCTTAATAAATTTTTTGAAACTCTGCTATAACCGTATACATGTTACCAGAA